GATTTGTTAGTTCAAATGTAGGTAATGGAGGATCTACTGCAAGAGCAATGTTCGGAGATTTTACAAGAATGCATCTAGCGCAATTTGGAGGAATTGATATCCTATTTGATGGATACACTCTAGCTAGACAAGGGCAAGGCTCTTTAATTGTAACAACTTTAGTAGATGGTAATGCTACTCAAGTTGCAAGTGCTTTCTCAACTATGGTAGAAGCATAATAATTGTTGAAATAGGTTGGAAATTGGAGCTTAGCTCCTTTTTCCCTCCTTTTTTTTAAAAACACTAGAATAAAAATGAAATATTTAGAAGTAGTAGCATACCACGATACTCAAATAGTAAGTACATCTGATTTAAAAACTCATTTACGAATTACTTATACTGATGATGATGCTTACATAGCTGCTTTAGAAAAAGCTGCTGTACAAAGATTAGAAGAATTTGCTAATATATTTTTATTAGAAACTACATTAAGGCAATATGGTAATAGCTTTTATGATCTTAATATTTTATTTAAAAGCCCTATAGTTAATGGTACATTTGATGTAAAATACAAATCTAGTGGATCTTGGATATCATTTGGATCTAGCTGTGAACTAGTTCAGCATATAAAGCCACCTAGAATTTATGCAAAAGATAATGTAACTATACCTACTACAGAAGATGTATTTCAAGCTTGGCGAGCTGATTATATTGTAGGATATAGTGCTGCTGCTGATATTCCTGATCCAATAATACAAGCCATAAAAATAACTGTATCAGATATGTACGAAAATCGGCAATCTGTAATTGTAGGTAAAACAGTATCTGAGATACCTCGTACTGCTCAGTATTTAATAAATCCTTATAAAATACAAACATTATGATCACAGTAGGCAATTTAGATACTCCTATAGTAATAGAAAAGCCTACATTTACACAAAACAGCGTATATGGAGGTGTGCAGAATAGTAGCTGGAGTGGCCCTTTAGCTGGTGTTGAAAAAGTATGGGCTTATCTAATTTGGCGTACAGGAGGTGAAAGAGAAGAAGGTGATCAACAAGTAGGTAAAACTGTAGTAGATTTTTATATAAGATATGAAACTTATAAAGATACAATAAAGCCTAACTGGAGAATTAAGCATACCTTATCTGATAGTTCTAGCCAGTATTATTATATTAATAAAATAGCTCATATAGACGGCAGGCACAAAATGACAAAATTAGAAGGAATTTTAAAAGATAGTAACGAATAATGGAATTAAATGCTCGTAAAATAGTAGGATTAAGAGAGCTTAAAAGAGCTATGAATACTATTCCTTATGAGGTAAAAAAGGATAAGTTTTTTCTAGCTGTATTTAGATTAGCTGCAAAGCCTATAATACAAGCTGCTAGAGCAAACATAAATGATGATGAAGGAGATTTAAGAAGAAGTATAAAAGCTTTTACAACAGGAAGATCTAGAAAATTGCCAGCATTGTATGTAGGCCCTAAAGCAACTGGAGGAAGAGCTAAAAAAAATAAGCAAAGGGGAGGGGGTTTTTATGGAGCTATGGTAGAGTATGGTACAGTACATTCTAGCCCACATCCTTTTATGCGCCCAGCTTGGGAATTGAAGCAAGGCGAAGCTATGAATATTTTATTGAAAGGAGCTACAACAATAGTAAATAAAGTAATAGAAAGAGAATTAAAAGGGCAAAAAAGATTATACACATAATGAGATCAGGAGCAATCATATATCCTTTATTAGCTAATTATGCAAACTTAACTAGCATAATACCTGCATCTAAAATTTTTGCAGTTAGAGCTGAACAGCCTACAACTTCAGGATACATTGTGTATAGAGAAGTTAGTTCTGTACCTACTAATACAAAAGGAGATAGTTCAAGTATAACTGCTGATCCTAGAATTACACAAAGAAGCTTGTTAGATATTACTACAGTACAAATATCAATTTTTGCTGATAATTATTTAACTGTAGAAAATGCGGCAGTAGCAGTTAGGCAGGCTTTGGATAGGGAATGGGGTGCAGTTAGTTCACCTTATACAAATGATATATCATTAGATAGTTGTGTATATGATAGTTGTGTAGATGATTATGATGATGATTTTGGAGATAGTGGAATTTTTATAAAGCATTTGGATTTCACATTAAGAATAAATAGATTAGATATAAGTAATTAAATAATAAAATTATGCCACAAATAACAACAATAAAAGAATATACTAGAGGCCACAAAACTTTTCCTGTAGGCACTAAAATAAATGTAACTTGGGAAAAAGCATACGAACTTGAAAAAGAAGGTATATGCAGCTTATCTAGTAAAACAGAAAAAAAAGAAATTACAGAAGTTAAAGAAAAGAAAGAAAAAAAAGTAAAAAAAGATGGCGGCAATAAGTAGTACTCAAATATTAGAAGCTGGTATAATAGTATCTACTACAACTATTGATGCTAGTAATACATTTAGCAATACAGGATCACAATTTATATACTATAAAAATACAAGCGGTGTATCTAAAAATATAAATGTAACAGTACAAACTACTTCTGTAGATTCTCCATTGTATGGTAATTTAACAAAAACAAGCCCTACTACAAAATCAGTAGCAAATGGAGAAACTTGCTTAATAGGGCCATTTCCTGTTGAAGCATATAATGATTCTTCAGGTAATGTAACTTTTGGAATAACTCCATTGCCTGCTGAAGGTAGTACAGATGCAGTAGCTATTTTATACTTGTAATATGTCTGTACAAACAGGAGTAATAAATGGAACGAAATTAGTGCTATTTTTAAATAGTGAAACCGCTATATTGTCTACTAATTTATCCTGGAATACAGAGCATAAGATAATAGATGGCACTTGCAGAGAAGGAAATGGATGGGCAACTTCAATGCCAGGTAATAGAGAATGGGCTGTAGATTGTGAAAATATGGTTGCCTTTAGAAATGATAGTGGCACGCTTTATAATTCAATACCAGGAAAAGCTGCATTGTTAGAAATAATTTCTAAATTTATTATAAGGCAAAAAAAAGTAAAAATAAAAGTAGGATTTGCTGGCAATCCAGCTAATAATCCTTATTGGACTGGATTTGGATATATTACAAATGTATCTATTGATGCTCCTAATGAAGATAATTCTACTTTTGCAATGAGTTTAGCAGGAGCTGGTGAATGGCGTAAGAGCAAAAGTGGGCTAGGGAATTAGAATTGAACTATAGTAAAAAAAATTAATTAATTAAAAAAAGAAAAAAATTATGGCTACAACAGGCGTTATAAATGGAACTAAATTTGGAGTATATGCTGGAGGTACTAAAATAGGGTACGCTACATCTGCTTCATTAAGTATTAATCACAATCTTAGAGACACCTCAACGAAAGATAGTGGGGGGTGGCGAGATCAATTAGAAGGGCAAAGAGATTTTGAAGTATCTGTAGAAGGTATGGTAATCTTTGCAACTTCAGGAGGTGCGATTTCTGATCTAACTGTAGATGAATTATATACATCTTACATTGCTTCAAGAACTGAATTTGAATTAAAATTCTCAACTGAGGTATCAGGAGATTATAAATGGACTGGAAATGCTTTTATGACTAGTTTAAGCATGGACACTCCAAATGAGGATTCAAGTACTTTTAGTGCTTCATTCTCAGGTACAGGGCCTTTAACTCAAGCTACTGTATAATTAACTAGTGTGATTCTAAGCTGGCTTTTTATTTGTTAGAGGGCTGGCTTAGAGGATCACTTTATATATTAACCTTTAACAAAAAAAAATGACTTACGAAATTGTAGAAATTGCTGATAAAAAATTTCCAATATTTTTTGGCTTTAATGGGCTAAGAAAATATTGCGGAAAAACAGGAACATCATTAAATAAATTAATGACGTTAGGCCAGGATATGACTTTAGATCAAGCTTTACAGCTTGTATTAGTAGGAATTGAAGAAGGATGTAGAAAATCAGGCCAGGAATTTAATTTAACTATTGATGAATTAGGTGATATGCTGGATATTGATATGGATGGATTATCTAGAGCTTTAGAAATTTTTGGTGAACAAATGGGCCAAAATGTAGATACTCCAAATAAAAAAAAAGTAACTCAGAAGAAAAAGAAACTGAATTAACTTTTGATCAATTAGAGCAAATTGGCATAGGGGAGTTAGGATTAAGTATTGATGAAATATACAATATGAATCCTAAAAACTTTTTAAATGCTCAACTAGGAAGTGCTAGAATGTATGAGCTAAATGAGCAAGCTCAATGGGAAAGAGCAAGATGGATAGCATGTGTTATAATAAATCCTCATTTAAAAAGAGCTATATCTCCTGGCAAAATAACTACATTTCCTTGGGAAGTTGAGAAGAAAAGAAAAAGATTTGATGTAGAAAAAATTATTAAAGAATCACAATTTGATGATATGATTCAGGAAGAATTAAAAAAGAAAAAAAATGCCTAAAAAAGCCTTAGCCTCCTTAAATGTTGTAATTAATGCAGTTACACATCCTTTGTTTAGAGGCTTAAAAAAAGCATCTAGAAGAATAACTAGATTTGGTAACCAAATGCAGGCAGTAGGTAGAACTATTCAGCATAGTTTTGCCATGCCTTTTGCTGCTGTAGGGGTAGCAGGTGCAAAAATGGCCATTGATTTTGAGCAATCAATGACTAAAATAAATACATTAGTAGGTACTAGTGTAGATGAAGTTAATAAATTATCTGCATCTGTTAAAGATATGGCTGTACAAACAGCTACTCCAGCAAAAGAATTAGCTGATGCATTATTTTTCATACAATCTGCTGGTATAAAAGGAGCTGAATCATTAGGTGTATTAGAGGTATCTGCAAAAGCAGCTTCAATGAATATGGGGGATATAACAGATATTGCATCTGCTACTACTTCTATTATGGAAGCTTTTGGTAAAAGTTCAAATGAAGCTGGTGATCTATTACACGAAACTTTAAAGCAAGGTAAATTTGAGGCTTCTGAATTTATGAATAAAATTGGAGCTGTAATACCAACTGCTGCTGGATTAGGTATATCATTTGAAGAATTAGGAGCAGCAACAGCTACAATGTCTAAAATATCAGGGGATGCAGCAGGATCTTTAACTGCTATAAATCAGGTAATGATGCAGCTAGCTACTCCAGGAGCAGAGCAGAAAGCTATACTAGCTGAATTGAATATGAGCTATGATGATCTTAATGCTATGCTAAAAGATTCATTAATGGGTACTCTAAATCATTTATTTAGTGAGTTAGAAGGTAATGATGAAATGCTTACAAGAGTATTTGGTAGCTCTAGAGCTGTAAGAGGTGCCTTTGCTACAGCAGGATTACAAGCTGAAACCTATGCAAATGTTTTAGATGGTATGAATAATTCTATGGGTAACGTAGAAAAAGGATTTGAAGTACAATCTGAAACTGTAGGATTTAAAATGGCACAATCTTTTGAAAAGCTTAAACAAGCTTCAATGGAATTAGGTGCTGTGCTAATGCCATTATTTAATGAAATAATTGGTGTTATTGTCAAAATGGCTAAAAAATTTACAGATTTAGATGATGGTACAAAAAAATTAATAGTAGGAGCTGCTGCTTTATTAGCTTTTAGTGGCCCATTAATGACAATAGGAGGTACATTACTTACTATATTTGGAGCTTTATTATCTCCTATAGGATTAGTAGTAATAGCTATGGGAGCTTTATTTAAAGTTATATATGATAATTGGGAATCTAGTAAAAAAATATTTGTAGATTTTATTAATTATTTTATAATGCTATATAATGAATCTATAGCATTTAGAAAAATTGTTGTAGGCATACAAACTGTATTTGTAATACTTGGAAATATAGTTGGATTCTTTTTTGAATCTGCTGCTCAAATGTTAAAAAACTTTGGTAACTTTTTTAGTGAAATCTTTGGAGGTATAGGAGATATGATTTTAGGGGTTTTCACTTTAGACAAAGATAAAATACAACAAGGATTCAAAGATTTAATGGGTGGATTAGGAAAAACTTTAACTACTGATATAAGTGATATTGAAGATAAATACACTAAAAGGTTAGATAAATTTAGATCAAAAGCTCAAGATGCAATAGAAGGTAAAAAGCCTATTGAATTAATTACTGAATCAGATGTACAAAATACAGTAGATAATGTAGGAGGATTTTTATTAGATAAATTTGAAAAATTCAAAAAAACATTAAAAGGATTTTTAGGTGGGCCTGAATTATTAGTACCTGGAGGAGGTGATGGAGGTGATGATTCTGAAAGTGGAGAAGATGGTACAAAAACATTACAAAAATCTATAGAAAAGAAAAAATCTCTTTTACAAAAGTATTTAGATTGGGCTAAAACTGGTTACTCAAAATTTGCAGATAAGGTAGCTGCTGTATGGCAATCTATAGAGCAAGTTGCTTCTCAAGTACTAAATAGTATAGGTGCGCTTTTTCAGGCTCAATCTGATAAGGCAATGACTTTGTTAGAAAATGAAGAAACTAGAAAAAATAAAGCTTTAGAAGATGAATTTTTAAGAGAAGAAGCTATAATAAATAATGCAGGTATATCTCAAACTAAAAAAGATGCTATGCTTATAGCTTTAAAAGAAAAATTTGATGGCAAACAAGAAGATCTAGATAATGATATGGATGCAAAGAAAAAGCAGCTCCAGAAAAAAGCAGCACAGAGAGAAAAAAGAATGCAGATAGCTTCAGCTATAATGGGTACAGCAGCAGCAATAGTACAAGCATTACAAGCAGGCCCATTTCTTGGCCCTATTCTAGCAACTTTTATTGGTGGATTAGGTGCAGCTCAAGTAGCTGCAATAGCATCTACTCCAATTCCTCTCGCAACAGGGGGGCTCGCTTTTGGCCCTACAAATGCAATCGTCGGAGATAATCCAAATGCACAAAATGATCCTGAAGTTATTGCTCCTTTGTCAAAGCTTAAATCAATGTTAGGTGTACAAAATATAAATGTAAATATAGATGGCGCAATAAAAGGCCAGGATATATTTTTATCAAATCAATTAGCAGGTAATTCAAGAACTAGATTTATATAAATGGCATATACAAAAACTTATACCTTTAAATATACAAGTAGTGCAAATATTAGATACATTCTAGAATTTCACGATCAAGGTAGTAATGCTTCAAGTTGGGCTAATGAGCAAGGAGTATTAGGTGCTGAAAATTGCCAAATAGATTGGGGATCTGAAAATTCAAAAATGTTTTCTCCATTAAAGCCTAGTACAATGACTATAGATTTTATGGTTACTGATCAAAAGGCCGCTTTATATCTAAAAAATTTAAGAACTGATAGGCAAGAAAGGGATGTATATGTTTATTTATACAATACTGGAACTACAGGAATAAAAAAAGCAGGAGAATCTCCAATATTTGCTGGATATTTACTAATGGATTTAGCAGATGATCCTGATATACCTATGCCATTTCCAATGAAATTAAGAGCTATAGATGGATTAGCCTCTTTAAAATATTATGATTTTATTCCACTTACAGAAGATCAGAGAGCAGATCATTTATATACTTATGGGCAAACATGGAAGCCAGGCAATAATAATTCTTTTAATACTTTTTACCCTTTTAGGCAATGGATTTCTAGAATACTACAATATACAGGCTATGCTACTACTTCAAAAGGATGTGAAACTGATGCTGAATTTCAAACATCTGTAAATTGGTATAATTCTAATATGCCTAATACTACCGGTGATCCTTTAAACTGGACAAGAGCTTTAGCAGATCAATTTTATAAAGCTGAAGGTGATACTGGTAATATAAAATACAAACCTTTAACTTGTTATGATGCTTTACAATTTATTTGTAAAACTTGGGGTATGAGGTGTTTTGCTTATAAAAATACATTTTATTTTGTAGGTATAAATACTTATACAGCTAGCAATTCAGGAACATTAGCTAGCCCTGTAAATATTAATTTTCATAGATATACAATAACTGGATCTACAGCTACTCCTGCTACAGGCGATGCATTAGATCTAGATTGGGGTAGATACAATATTCCTGTACATTTAACAGCAAATAATAAAAAAATAGCAGGATCTCAATATGGTATATTACCAGCATTTAAAAGAGTATCTGTAGATTTTTTAAATATCTCTAATATAAATTATTTTCAAGGTTTTCCTAAAATTCCACAGCCATATCCAGTAACTACTGGAGCTGGATCAATGAGAAATGAGCAAACTATTGGTACTTTTGATTTTGATGGTATTAATGATAAAACCTTTTATCAGGAAATATATTTAGATTTTCAGAATAATAGCGGAGGTGATATTAGATATGAAATAAGATGGCATATAGAAGCTAAAAAAGTAGGTACTAGTACATGGTATCAGTATGGATATAATAATTGGAGTCCTTCAAATATGTTTCCTAATTGGTTTACAATGTCAGGAATACCACAAACTACAAGCGTATTTATGAGAGGCCATTTAATAATACCTCCTGGATCATCTTCATTTAATGTTATAACTGATATATTAAATCCAGCATGGTTTGGTAATAGTGTAAATAGTTGGGTAGAATGCCCATCTACAGTTTTTAGTGCAGGAGATTGGGAATTTAAGTATGTAACTGTTACAGAATGGTTTAGTGGATCACAAAATATTGCTTATGGCCATGGGCGTTGCGATCCTATTCCTAATCCAGGCACATCATATTTAAGAGATCCTGATAGTAATTTTATTACTTATACAGATTCAACTATATTACAAGGGCCTGGAGCTAGCTTTTTTAGCCCTATTACAAATGGAGTAATAGGTACTGAAGCTACAGGTACTCAAATAGTACAAAGTGGATCTGATACTGAATTTGAAGAAGTTACTGATGTATTATGGGGAGATTTGCCTGGATTAGGAGCTGGGCGTATACAAGTATATAATGGTACAGGCTGGGTGCCTTCAGGATTTTTAGGTACTTGGGGTGTTGATACTTTAACAGGTAATAATAGTTTAGCAGAAACCTTATGCGAAGAAATATTTAAAAGACAAGCTAAAAATGTAAGAAAATTTAGCACAAAAATAAATTTAGATGCTGAAGAAATATATCAAATAGATAACTCAGGTAGTAGAGCTATGTATCCTGCACCTTTTACAAAGTGGGCTACTCCTTCTCATTTTTCATCTGCTACATTTCCTGCAAGTTGGATTATGCATACTGGTAATTTTGATACTGGTGCAGATACTTGGGGATTAACTTTATATGAATTTGAAACTTTTAATGTAGCTACTACTACTACTACTACTGGAACAAATGGAGGTAATTCAGGAGGTGTAGGTACAAATACAGGTACAGGTACTTTGCCTGATAGTGATGGAGGTGTAGGCTTTACAATAGCTAATCCTACTAGAAACAACTCAAGAGCTATTGCCCAACTAAGACAAAATGCTACTAGGCCATTTACAGTAGTTACTGCAAGTCAGGGCTTAACATCTGAAGGTACTTTAACAGTAACATCTTTAACTGTACAAGCTATACCTAATGCTGTACTAAAAACAGGAGATATAATTCTTTTAATGTGTGCTTACCAGCCGCAAGCTACTACAACTTTAGATGAAACTAATACAATAGAATATGGTAATGTAGAATTTGAGGTATCTAGTGATCAAAGTGCTGGAGATACTACAATTTCTGTTACTTCAAAAACTATATATCAAATTATATCTAAAGGAGATATAGTAACAATATCACAGCCTGACTTAATGGCTCAGTATCAAAATAAAACAAGAGGAACAGTTGGTGGTTTTGATATTACAGCAAATAGTATTGATTCTGGAAGTGTGAGTATTCAATCATATATTGATGACGATACTTTTGGAACTGCAAGTGCTACTAGTTTAGCAACAAGTGAAAGCATAAAGGCATACGTTGATACTCAAGTAGGATCTGCTGATACATTGCAAGAGGTTACTGATAATGGCAATACGACTACAAACAGTATAACATTTGCTGGAGGTACATCAACTGGTGCTTTAACATTGTCTTCAACTGTAGATCAAATATTAATTTTAAAATCTACTGATGATGGCCCAGTTTACCAATCATATTATAGAGGTAGTGATAGGCATGCTTATTTAGGTTTTGGAGGTAGTAGTGATCATTTTAACATAGTAAATGAAGAATCATCTGGTACAATTACATTTGGAACAGGTGGCTCAGAAAAAATGAGATTAACAACTACTGGCTTAGGAATTGGAACAACAAGTGGAACATCAACATTAGAAATAGAAAAAACAACAACAACTGGTAGTGGATTTAAATTAAGAAGAAATTTATCAAGTGGCAGTATGGATTCACCTTTGGTAAATATAGTTGAAGATAGTCAATATGCTGATGAAACTACATTAAGAATACAAAATGATGGCTCTGGTGATATAATAAATGTATTTGATGGAACAACTGAAGTTTTTACAATTTTAGATGGTGGAAACGTAGGAATATCAAATGCATCTCCAAGTCAAAAGTTAGATGTAAATGGAAATATAAATCTTGGAAATAATAAAAAAATAACATTTGCTGATTCATCTGGAAGTGCTTTTACTTCTATTGATTACACAGACAATTCTTTGTTTAAAATAGTACAAGCAAACTCAGGAGAGTTAAGGCTTAGTGTTGGTTTTAATGATAACTCAAATAATAAAATTACTTTTTTTACTCAAGGTAGTTTAGAAAAAATGAGAATCACAAATGATGGAAATTTACTAATTGGAAGTACATCAGATAATGGTCAAAAACTGCAAGTAACTGGAAATATTAGTATAGGAGCAACTGATAAAATATATTTAGATGGAGGAAATAATACATATATTAAAGAAAGTTCTGATAATGTAATAAGTTTTTATGTAAATGATGTTCACAAAGCATATATTGAAAGTGCAGGTATTTTTAGTTTAGCTAATGTTTATTCAAGCTCTACTGGAATGTTCAGAAATTATGGTGGCGTTTGGAAGGCTACAACTGGCTTAACTGGTAATGGTTTTGAATTTTCAAATTCAGTTGATGGTACAGCAATGACTTTATCTTCTACTGGTAATGCTGTATTAAGTGGCTCTTTAACTGGAACGCAATACTTTTATCTTCGTGATACTGGTGATACTGTTAACTTTTTTATTAGAAATGAATCAAATTATGCTACAATAAGTAATTCCACTAGAACATTAAATATAATCGGGCATCCTACTATTTTCCAAAATGGAAGTTTTGCAGAAACTATGAGGATTCATGCAAATAATGATGTTTCTATTGGAACTACAAATAGTGGATACAAGTTGTTAGTTAGCGGAACAGGTTGGGGAGGTGAAGGAATAAAAATAGAAAGTTCATCAACTGCTGGTGCTGTTCTAACTTTAGCTAATACGCAAAGAACTTTTCAATTAGCTTCTAGAGGAAATGGATTTAGCATAAGAGATATAACTGATAGTGATACAGAAAGATTTAAAATAGATTCAGCAGGAAATACAAATGTTTATGGTGATTTTAAAGCTATTGATACATCTGAAAATGTAAGGTTGTATTTAACAGCAAATAATGCTTATAATAGTATAATATATTTTGGTGATGGTGATAGCAGTACTGTAGGTAGAATACAATATGTTCACGCAAACAATAGTTTAGGTTTTTATACTAATGCTTCTGAAAAAATGCGTTTGACATCTGGTGGTGATTTAGCTATTGGTAGGACCACTGCAAGTGAAAAGGTAGATGTTCAGGGCAATATAATATTAAGAGGAACTAACAACTTAACAATAGGCTCAACAAGTTCTGGTGGTGATTTTAGTTTGTCAAGTGGAATAAGAGGATATAAATTTGCAAACAATAATGGTGATTTATTAACTATATCTTCTGATGGAAACGTACTAATTGGAACAACAACTGATGCGGGTGTTAGATTATACGTTAATGGAGTTATTAGAGCTGTGGGAGGTGGAATACAAGCTGCACAAGATTATGGATTTACATTAAATGATGAAAGTGGTAGCAATAGGTATGGGTTAAAATTTGGGGCGGCTGGAAGTGTTGGTGGCTCTAATTTATTAATGCTTACAAATAGAAGTTTTAATAGTGCAACTGGTGGAGGTGAAGTTGCTATTGGTGGAAATACAAACACATCTGGAGTTAGTGAAGTAGAAATAGCAAGATTCCAGCCTAGAGTTGCTGCTGCAAGTGGTACGCAAAAAATGGTAACCTTAGAATCTGTGTTAAAATTAAAAGAACAATCAACTCCAGCAAATCCTAGTAGCGGTGAGGCTGTTATTTGGTTAGATAGTAATTACGATTTAAAAGTAAAAATAACAGGTGCGGAAGGTACAGTAACACGAACTTTAGCACAATATGAAGGATAATAATAAATAAATAAATAATTAATTAAATAAATATAAAATAATGATAACATATAATTGGATAATAAGCTCAATGGATTCAAAATTGCAAGATGGAGATCTAACTGATGTAGTAATAACAGTACATTGGAGGCGTTCTGCACAAACAGATGATTACAATCCAGAAGCTCAAACAGGATACTATGCTGATGTATATGGAGCATATAGCACTACAGTAGATCCAGAAAATTTTATACCATACAACGATCTTACTAAAGAGAATGTTGAAGGATGGTTAAATGAAATGACAGATCCTAAACCAGCCGAAATTGATGCTCAATTAGCTGCAAATATAGAACTACAAAAAAATCCTGTAGAAGAATCTTTGCCTCTACCTTGGAATGAATAATTAAGTTATAATACAGCATAAAATAAAAGTGAAAAAAATGAATGAAATAATTAACAAATTTTGTCCTACTACTATTTTTTTAAATGTAGGTGCAATATCATTAAGTTTAAGTGAAGTAGAAATTGGCCTGAAGATTTTATCTTATGCTGTAGCAATAACATATACAGCAATTAAAATATTTAAGGAGTTAAAAAAATAATGGAAATAAAATTAAAGTATTTTAATTTAAAAGAATTTGATCAGCCAGGTTTGCCAGGATCTAATGTACACATGGATCTTAATTTATTAATAATATTAGATAAAATGAGGCATAGAGCTGGCATACCATTTAAAATAACATCAGCATATAGAAGCCCTGAATATAATGCAACTTTAAAAAATGCATCTAAAACATCAGCACATTGCTTAGGAAAAGCTGTTGATATAAGTGCTACAGATAGTACTTCTAGATATAAAATCATAGAAGCTGCTGTACATTTTGGCATACAAAGGATTGGAATTTCAAAGGAGTTTGTACATATTGATATAAAAGATAATCCAGCCAGGGTGGCTTGGTTATATAACTAAATAATAAACAAATGAAAAATTACATAATAACTCAACTTTTAACATCTAAAAAAGTATGGCTAGGATTAGCCTCTATAATTATACCTATGATTGCAAAGTATTTAAACGTAGATGAAGAATCAGTATCTCAAATTTGGTGGAGCTTAATTGCTATGCTAGGAGGCCAATCACTTGCAGATCTAGGCAAAGAATCTAAAAAGAAAAAATAATGCGACAATTTAGGCCACGATTAAGCCTAAAGGAAAACAATTTTTTAAAAGAATTTAGAAGAAAAAAAACTAATAGGCTAGTAATAGGTGATATTCATCTACCTTATACTCATAAAAATTATCTAGATCATTGTATTAAAGTTTATAAAGATTTTAATTGTAATGCAGTAAGCTTTACTGGTGATATAATTGATTCTCATTTTAGCTCATTTCATTCTACATCTACAAAATCTGAAGGAGCTGCATTAGAGCTTACTAATGTAATAGAAATGATTAAGGATTGGTATGCTGCATTTAATAATGATACAGTACCTAATGGTATTTCAGTAACATTAGGAAATCACGATTTGATTATATATAGAAAAGCTGAAGATGCTGGAGTAGATAAAAGATGGGTAAGAAATCTTAATGAAGTTTTAGGCGTACCTGATTGGAAATTTGAAGAACAATTTGTACACGATAACGTACTATATGTACATGGTACTGGATGTTCAGGTAAAGGTATAATGAAAAGAGTACAAAACTGGGGTACTTCAATGATTCAAGGCCATATACATACTCAAGCTTTTATTGATTATACAGCTTCTTTAAATGATTTAAAGTATGGTATGCAAGTACCTACAGGTATAGATTATAAAAGCTTTGCTTATGCTTATGCTAAATTTCATACTGCAAAGCCAATACTAGGCTGTAGCGTTGTATTAGATGATGGTAAATTTCCATTAATAGTACCTATGGATTTATAAAAAGAAAGCCTAGAAATTAATCTAGGCCTTCAACAAAGGAATAAACTCAAGCAGAGTTTAAATTGAATTGAACTTCAAAAATACAAATTTCTTAGATTATACATTGTAACAAAGTTACATATTAACATAGCTATTGTTAATAACTTATGTTTTTTTACGTTAATAACTATGTGTTTTTAACAAAAAAGATGTATATTTGCTATGTATTAATTAAAAAACAAAGGAAATGAAAACAAAAAATATAAATAAATTAGAAAAAGAAATAACTAACTTTATAGAATCTAATAAAAAATACAGGCAAACCAGTACAGCTATGAATCCTGTATTCTTTATGGAAAAATTAAAGATTACTATATATAAATGGAAAAGCAAATTATATGTAAAAATATATCAAAAAGATTTAAGAGTTTCTGTAAATATATGTTTCTTAGATGGTATAGAATTTTTTGATAATTTTATTAGAAATTTAAACTCATCAGCAGACAATTTGATCAGCATGTATAATGAAAAAGTATTAAAAAAAAGAATGAGTTGCTTAAATTAGCAGCTCATTTTTAGTATTAATTAAAATAAATAAAAATGGAAAATAAAAAATGGACTTATAACAGTTGGATGCAATACTTATATAATACATTAAATGGAAAAGCATCTGTAAAAGGAGTAGTAACAAAATTTGGAGAAATAGGATATAGAACAAAAGCAGAAATACAAAAGGAGATTGAAGCCTATAAGGAAGAAGATACTAAAATAACTAATAAACTTAGAGCTTCTTACACAATAGAAAAATGAATACAAAAGCAATAATAAAGGAATTACTATCTGAAAAAATATTTTTAAGAGACGATGATAATAGGCTTTGTACACATATCTGGTATAAAGAAATACAATTATTAGGATATGATCCTTTTAAATTACCTACAACAGATTTTTTAAATTTGTATGCGCAAAATAAAATAACACTAGCTCCAACTATAAAAAGATTAAGAGCTAAAATACAGGAAGAAAATATTTTTTTAAGAGGTAAAAAATATTATATAAGAAGGGGTATAGCTCAAGAAGAATGGCAAACTAAATTAGGTTATAACGTATGAAAGAATTAATATGCCAGGATTGGATTTTATATGATACTACATACAAAGGAGTAATGAATAGAGATACAGCTACAGGTAAACAATATGCTGATATACAAGAAGTAAAAAAAGAAATAAGAGTATTTGGTACAAAGGATCAAATTGAAGAAGAAAAAAAGAAATATAATATAGATGAAGTATATGATTATAAGATTGAAAAAAAAGGATCATATTGGTATGAAATTATAAAAGATCCTGTAGAATATAATAAAAGAATACTTTCAAATTTAAATAAATATGAAAATCTATATAAATTAAATAATAACAAACTAATAATATTAAAGTAATGGTAAAAAAATCAATAGTTAAAAATGTACAAGGCAATGGCACTTGGAAAAATAAAGAAGGTAAGCTTTTTTATAAATATGAAATAGAAATGGAAAATGGAGATACTGGTGAATATTCAAGTATATCTAATGATCAGGATAAATTTAAAGTAGGAAATGAAGTACAATATAATTATACTTCAGGAGATTTTCCTAAAATAAAGCCTCATTATAGCTATACTGATAAATATGTATATGATGTTAAAGGTAATTCAGATGGGCAAATTGCTAGATCTGTAGGTATAAAAAGTGCTGTTATATTTGGAGTAGAAAATAAACACGATCTAGAAACAATTCTACAAACAGCAAAAATATTATCAGATTTTATAATAAAAGATAAATAATGAAGAAAAAAATAGAGATAGCTAAATGTACTTTAGCAGATATGTTTAGTATGAATGTAGAAGATTTTGACAGATCAATTACAAGAAAATCTAATGTAATTGAAGCGAGAAGATTTTTAATTTATTACTTAGTTGATGATTTAAGTTTAAAATTTGTAGATGTGCCAAATAAAATGAAATGTATTTCAACTCATGCTTCAGCTATACATCATTTTTACAGAATGATTGATTTGATGGATACAGAAGAAGATACTAAAAAAAAATATCTTACTTTTAAAAATAATTTAAACACTAGGGGGGTATATAGTTTAGAAAAACATTTAAATAAATTAATAGATCAAAGAAAATTAGTAAACTGGAATATAAAAAAATTAAAGCAAATGATTAATGAAGCATAATCCTACATATTACGCTGTTATTCCAGCTAGAGTAAGATATAGTAATTTAAAAGCTAATGCAAAGCTTTTGTATGGAGAAATAACAGCATTAAGTAGTAAAGAAGGTTATTGTTTTGCTACTAATAGATATTTTGCAGATTTATATGGAGTAACAAAAAATACTGTTAGCCTTTGGGTATCTCAACTTAATCAGGCAGGTTTTATAACAGTAGAGCTTATAAAAAAAGGTGAGCAGATAACAGAAAGAAGGTTAGGTATCATTAAAAATGATGTTAGCCCTAACATTATAAGTAATGATCTTAATACTATAAAAGTTATTAATACAAATAATATATCTAATAGAAAAGAAAAATTTATTGATGAGGTTTGTTCTTTAGAAAATGATAAAAATTTTATAGAAAATTTTGTAAATTATTGGTGTGAAGAAAATAAAAGTAAAACTAAATTAAGATTTGAACTTGAAAAAACTTGGAATTTAAAAAGTAGAATACAAAGATGGAAAACAAATCAAAGTAAATGGGATACAAAAAAGCCAGTATCTAAATTTAAAATGAAACTAAATACTTTTGCAAATGCTAAAGAAAAAATTAATCAAATAAATAGTGTATGATAAAAGATATTCCTATAGAAAAATTAAGAAATTATGCAGTTGATATATTATCTAAATCATTTTTTGAATTAGGCCAAAATCCTGATGAAGATACTATTGTATCTATGGCTCTTACATTAGCTCAGGATCTAAAAGAAGATTTTCCAAATTTATGCATATCAGATATACAACAAAGCTTTAGAAATGGTATAAGGCAATCAGATGAATTTCATATATCTGTAAGAACTTATTATAAATGGATTAAGCAGCATAGGCAAATTATATGGGATAATGAAAGTGTAGAAGAAAAATATAAAGATAAAAGGCTATCATACAGAAATCCTGGAATAAAATCAATAGCTAATTCAATTAAAAATTTAAAAATTATAGGAAATGAAAAAAAATAACTTTACTTATGTAAATCTCAGTAATAAAAGAGATTTTAAAGAAGAATACTCAGAATATCGTAAAAGGTTAAAAGAAAATTATTACAAATGTAAATATTATTTAAGAGGTGAACTTTATTGGGATTCACTAAGTAAAGGAACTTACAGAGTATCTAAAGATGGTAGAAGAAAATGGCTAAAGTAAAATTATATGATCCTGATAAAAAAGATTCAAGTTTTATGCAATTTGGATACTTAACAAGTATAGAAAAAAGGAGAATTGACAAAAGAACAAAAGAGTATGGAAATCAAAGAAAACATAAAGGTATTATGGGTAAATACAAAAAAAATGATAGAAAGAAGCGTACATTATTGGATTAAGGATAGGAATATAGATCCTGCAAAAGAAAAAATAAATAGTAATACTCCTGATTACTATAAAGGCAAAGTATATGGCTACAAAGCTTTTGATATTATAGAAGATTATGATTTATCTTATAATTGTGCTTCTGCTCTTGCTTACATATTAAGAAATCGTAATAAACACAAATCACCTGTAGAATGTTTACAAAAGGCTATAGATCATCTTAATAATGAAATAGATTGTATTAAGAGAAATCAACAATAGCAAGTTAAAAAGAAACATTGTTACATAGTTATTTCACTAAAATTAGTATGTAGATTAGTGAAATGAATGAGCAAAACTTACAGGAAGCTGTAATAACTTATATAAAGCTTAAATATAAAGGTACAAGATATTGTGCTTCTGCTGGTGGATTAGTAACAACTATACAATCAGCAGCAGCAATGAAAAGAGCAGGATATGTAAAAGGTGTGCCTGATCTACAAATAATGGAATCTAGGCATAATTATCATTCTTTATTTATTGAATTAAAAACTAAAAAAGGAAGATTATCTCCTCATCAAAAGCAATGGATTGATGATCTTAATAATAAAGGCTACTTAGCTAAGTGCTGTTATGGATTAGATGAATGTATAGATCTTATTGATTGGTATTTAAAATGAAAAAGATAAGTAAAAAACAATCTGCAATAAATGCTAAGCTTAAAAAAGTATATGAGGAAATAGCTGCTACAAGAGGCCACTATTGTACTGGATGCGGTAGATCAGATGTACCTTTATCTCATAGCCACTATATAAGTAGATCACGAAGAAAAGATCTAGAGCTAGATCCTGATAACATTACATATCATTGCTTATCATTAGACAAAAAAGGTTGCCACGAACTTTGGGAGGGTGGGATAGCAGATAAGCAAAAGCTATTAGATTATCATAAGGCTATGGAATATATATTGGAAAAGGATACTGAACTATATTTTTTATTAATAGATTAATATGCCAAAACTACCTGAGAAAAAGAAAAGGCCTTGGATACCAGTAAGAGAAAAGAAAAAAGATCTTTTAAATTATAATAGAAGTAGATCTGCTGGCGATATGTTAAAGTTTTATCAAAGCAAAGCCTGGAGAAGTTTAAGAAGATATAAAATACAAATGAATCCATTATGTGAAATATGTGCTAATAAGTATGATATGTTAGTACCAGCAGAGGAAATAGATCACATAATTGCCATTAAAGACAATGGCCCAAAGCTTTCATATAACAACTTACAGAGCCTTTGTAGAAGTTGCCACGCAAAAAAGTCAGTAAGTGAAAGAGAAGCTCGTAAACACACAAAAAAATACTATTAAGGATATGTTAGGGGTACAAAAAATCTTGGGAACTAATCAATATGCAACCGATGCG